CGGCAGTTGGTAGTGTAACTGTAATTGTTGTAGCTGTTGCTGTACTTGCATCAAGCGTAATAAGTGATCCTGACTCACCTACTTTCAATGTTCTGGTAGTGGTGGCCGCATTGGTTAGGGCAATCACTTGCTTCTTAATGGGAAGCTCGACGTACTCTCCGGAATCCTGATAGAGGCCCTTTGATGTTGTATATAGTACTCTAGGCATAATAATCTCTCCTTTTAAGGTTAATGCTCCCGATGCGCCAGCTCCCCGCGGGTGTCAGGTGATTATGCGAACTGGCCCACATGTAAGTAGGAGCGTAAAGAGAAATTTACTTGATCAAACCTGCATTTCTAAGCTTGTTCGAAACGCTTCGCGGGCCTTGTCTGAGCTCAGACCTAAATTCTGTATCTAGGATTGATAAAAGTTTGTCAACTTTTTCTTCAAGTGTTCCAATCCTATCAGTTGATGTGGTAGTAGTGCCCGTTGTCTTCTTTGTTGTCTTTCTTGTTGTAGTAGACGATGTTGTCTTTTTAGGTGTTCTTGTAGACGTTTTTCGCTTAGGGGTAGTTGTTGTTTTTGTAGACGTAGATGTTTTAGTACCTGTCTTTCTTCCTGATGTACTTGGCATGTGACCTCCTTAGTCGTTGAAATTATAACCAAAATTATCCAGAACGTGTTCGAAATAATTATTAACTAAATTAAAAGTATTAACATTATAATAATCTTGATAAGCCAGAGGGGATTTTCTTACCTCGCCTTTTAATCTTGGAAGTGATATCGGGCTAAGGCCGAGCCTGCCGCATATTCCGGAAAAATCTATATCCAACTGCTCATATCTTAAAACATGATCAACTGGACAACTATAAAACATTCCGTATCTAGATGCGAACCACTCTAATATCATTTGTTGTTTCCCAGATGTATCAAAGCTAGCATATGTTTGCAAGAAAGTTGCGAATTTATTTTTTAGTGTCGACGATCGATCGCTTGCTTCAGGTCTTAAAATATGGTTTTGAAGCTTTGTATCTGGAGAATAAAATGACCACCAAAAGTAACTTACAATTGCATCAAAAGGATTCCTTATCGTTGTAAACTTTAAATATGAACTATACGTTTCTCCGCAAACATTAAAAAACTCAGACGGAGGTACATGTTGATGCCAGACTGGTCTGTAACCTAGCTTATTGTTTCTCTCACAATAACCGGCGCTTTTTTCATTGTCATAAGGTGTCCCAGTCAAGATATCATCAGGTCCGCAAAATGGAGTTAGTGCCAACTCAATGCTAGAACCTGCTGATTTCATCTGTTTAAAAAAGATAAATTTATGACGATGAGATAAGATCATGTGACTATCTTAACACACATACACTTTAAATAAAACAAAACGGGCGGCCAAAATTGGCCGCCCGTAAATTTATTTGAATTTTCAGTATCTAATATTAGATGACGTGAAGATCCATGACCGTAACTGTACCGTAGAAGTCGGAACGTACCATCTTCTTACCGTAGCGAGTCATCACGCCCTTGCGGGGTGTGAAGTCCTCTGGCGCGAAGATCGTCGGAGTGACGATAAGAGGTACGTAAGGAGCGTATACGTAACCAGTCTCAAGGTAGCTACCGCCCTTGTACCCAACAAGAATCTTGTTGCGTGGGAAGTATGGGTCCTTATAGACCGTGAAACGGTTGCTCAATGAACCAACCTTCTCGGCACCAAGACTCATCGGAGATGAAACCTGACCTGAACCGTCGAGGCTGTAGCTGGGCTTATAAAGCACAGATGACTCGAGAATGGTTGCAACGTCTGGTCCAACAACGATAAAGTTGGCTGATCCGCGAAGTGTCTTACGGTGAATGGTGTTAGCACAATCAATGATTGTCTCAGTAAGTGTCTCATACCACTCACGGACTGTACCTGTGAAGGCAGGTCCTGCGGAAAGAGTACTTGAGAGATCAACCTCAGCTCCATTTTCCTTATCAACGAATTTACCAGGAGCGCGTGACCAATAAAGGTTAGCACCATTGGCTTCGGTGAGTAGGTCATTGAGGATTTCTCTATCAAGCTCAAGAGCGATCTGCTCAGAAAGGATCTGAGTAAGCTCGACCTCAGCATCCATGCTGTGGTAAGCGTTCAGGTCCTGAGCGAGCTCTGGTGACCAACGAGCGCGCAACTTACGAGTAGCTGCTGTAACTGCGATGGACTCGATCTTGATGTCGATCTCTGGGATGACTGGGCTAGGTGTACCTGTACCAAAGTTGGACTCGAAAGCCGGAATGGTAAGAGTATCACCCTGGTCGGCATTAGCTGAAAGGCTAGGTCCGATTACCCAAGAAACATCAGCTGCGGCCGCTGGGACTGCACCACCGTTACTTAGCGCAAGAGCGAAAAGAACGTGTGAACCACCAGTGGGGTTATCTGACCAAGCTGAACCTGTCCAATCACCACGACGTGTAGCACGACGAAGGTTAAGAACACCATTACCAGCCTGGAACTTCTCACCCCATGCAGAAACGCCATTAGCAGTACCGAAGTCTGTGATGGAAATCTGGTTGAGCATAGAAAGATCAGAACCGGAAAGCTGGCCTGTCTGAAGCATACAGAATGCTACGTCAAGATCACCGTCATCGACTGAACGACGAACCTGAGGATCGAAACCAAGATACTTGGCGTTTGAACCTGAGAAGTCTGTCAATGCAGCAACAGTGTGTGAAGCTGTCCAAGTCTTACCGTCGGATCCACCCCAAGCACCCCAAGCGTTCATAAGAGGAAGCGCGGAGCCAGAGTGTACACGTGAGTAACCTGTTCCAGCAAGATCGTACATACCACCAGCTGCAAGTGATCCGGAACGGACGCCCTTACCGCGTGGGTTGTTGTAGATTGACTGGCCAGCAGCATATGTAGCATCTGTAGTTGACCTACCTGTGGTGTCGCCACCTGGGGTATAGTCACCACCGACGTTAGTTCCATATGTGTAGTCGAGGTAAAAGAGCAGTCCGGAAGGAAGGCTCATAGGTTGAATAGAAACAAGCTCGTTTGCAACCAATCCACCGAATACACGGCGAACGATTGGGAAAGCGATGTTTGTGAAACCACGAATATCGTTTGATGTTGAAAGAGCACCAGCACCCGTTGAAAGGGAGTTAGACTCACGAAGAAGCTGTGCAGCCTGGTTTTCTAAAAGCATGGCCATGTTTTCACGGTATACACCGTCAAGTCCACGCAGAAGTCCAGTTCTGTTCCACTTCTCAGTAAGGCGATTTCCCTCAGCACCCATGTGGCGTGAGCGGATATCTTCGGTGAGCTGCTCTAATGTGAATTTGCTCATTGTTAAGTTTCTCCTTAGAAGTTAGTTTGTTAATTCACTTGCTCAGTCCAGCAAGCGTTGCCCAGCGGTCAATTTCTGTATTAGAATTATCTGCTGATGCTGATCTTGTTGGACGTGATGAAGAACCTACGGCTCTTCTTACAGTTGACTCTGTCAAAGAATCTCCCGACTTTTTAGACGAAATCGACTCTGTCATTGTCTTGAATAGTAGCTTAACTTCTCTCAAACTTCTTGCATTATCCAGAGCTTCGACGATCGATCTCATTTGACGAGTCGACATATTCTTGTTCTGTAGAAGTTTATTAGCATAGAGTAGCTTCGCATTGAAGAGATTCATCTCTTTCAACTGTGACTGGAGCTCAGATACTGCGCCCATTGCTTCAGTCAACTTGCTTGTTAGGTTGCGATTGTTTCGCAACTCTTTTGTAGCAATTTTTCGTAACTTTCGGTTTTCCGACTGTACGTTTAAATCTTTATCTCTCATGGAAAGTGGATCTTTTCCTCTCTTTCCACCGCCAAAGTCATCGCCTGATTTTCCTGAGCCTTTTCCGCCCCAGCTATCAGCCATGTCCTTAGCAATTCCCTTAACCTTAAGAAGATCAGGTGCTTCGCGGAGTTTTCTCATGGCAGCGATTTCACGACGAAGCATTCCTTCATCAATCTCAATCCACTCGTCACCTTCTTGCATGTCACCTTCATAGGCACCTTCGACACCAAGCTCTTCTGCTTCGTCGACATCTTCGTCTTCTTCGCCTTCTTCGGCTTCTGCGCCTTCTTCGGCTCCAAGCGCATCAATCAATGCTGCGCGGAGGGCTTCTGCAGACTCGGGATCTAGCTCGAGCTCTACTGCTTCGCCGCCAAGATCCTCATCTTCATCATCGAGGCCTTCATCATCATCGGCGACTTCGTCGTCACCACCTTCTTCGTCGCCACCCTCGGGTGCATCGACATCTAGATCTAGCTCGTCATCTCCTTCTTCCTCGAAGAGATTAAGCTCACTTAGATCTAATTCATAAAGAACTTCATCTTTCGAGCGTGTTGACATCTTTTCCGTCTCCTTAATTACAGTGTTAAGTTTATCAACGAGAGAAGAGACAGCGTTTGCTGATCCTTCACCCTCAACTATACGTATTAGATCGTCACGTAAAGTTTTTGCTTCATCTAATAAATTAGAAGCAATTATTTCAAATTTTTGATACATTTCCTCATCTTTATCGCGCATAGTATTGTAAAGCGAAGCAGACTCCTGAAAGGTTTTTGTTATTTTAGTAAATTTTGAAATTGTATCTTTCTCAAAAATCATGTTCTCGGAGGAGGAAATTGTTTCAAGAAGGTTCTCATCTATTTCAAAGGCGTCATTGTTGACGTCTGACTCTGTGAGACCAAAAACTTCCGATAGGAAATCATTGCCTTCTGGTAAATCGTTGTTAGATCCTTCAATTAATTCATTTTCAACAAGGCGCCGGATCTGGGGCGCCATTGCTTCAATTATTGCCTTTTTAGCGTTGGCCTCGGCAGCTTCTTTGAGCTGCTTAGCTTCGGCGATGGCATCTAAGTAGAGTGAGCTTGACATATAGTAACACCTTTAACTGTGCAAAAAACCTATGATTAATTATGACGCATCTACGCAAACATTCCATAGAAATTCATCATTTAGACTGCTTAGCAGCCTCGCGGGCCAGTCTGCGTATCGACCGATCACGCTTTTCCCGCTTTTTTTGAGACTTAGATTTGTAGTAAGAAGTCTTTTCTGTGTACTCTTTAATGATTCTTTCTTTTTTGCACTTCTTTAAAAATCGTCTAATTAACACATCATTTAAGTTCACATTGTCAGCATCGCGGGGCTGCCGATGCCGATTCTTAGACTTTCCTCGTCGACGGTTTAAATCTTCTAGCTTTACTGAAATGTTATATTTCTTCTTCAACTTTTCCCTCTACATCTCTTATAATATCAATATACACCGCATCGAGATCTTCGTCGTCACTAAAAAGAATATCTAGTAAATTAAATTTTCTAGGCATCTTCTCATCTCTTGGTAGCGGCTGTGATTTTGAAAACTTTCTCTTTGAAGTTACGCCCCCTTTCGGTGCGGTTCCTGTGGTCATTCCTGACGGTGACGCACCGCCCATGGCACCTGCTGCTTGGCGACCCTTATATAGATTCGGAATCGGAGTTATACTTCGTCCTGATATGCCAGTTGCTTCGGCAGCCAAAAGCGGTCCGGGGTTTTCAGCCCCCTGGTGAAGGTCAAATCTAACAGAATGACCAGAGAAGCTTTGATAGTCTCTTCTTTTATGTGGGTCAGCTGCGCGATGTGTACCTAGTGTCTTATTTTGAATTGCTACATGAGTTTCTTCAGACTCTTCCTCTGAATCTATATCAGCACAATGTTGATCATCTTTACAATCATCGTCTAGACTGATGTCAGGATCTCGATATGGGAACTGATTATTTTTTTGATACTGTGATCCCAAGCCAGAAGCTGACTTTCCTGTAGAGCCATACCCCGACCCAGTTCTTGGGTCGGGTAAGCTTAATAGGGCGGCCCTTATATACTCTCTTAATAATGTATCGCGGGCCATTGTCTCCCTCAGTTTCCCTTATCAGGAACCTGGGCGTACGCCCAAGCCGTAATCTTTAAGTGTGTGAGATGCCATAACAGCTGAACTTTCATCTGGCTGGCGCTTGGTTGCAGAAGCTCCAGAGCCAAACTCTGA